AAAATGTTTTTAAAATGAACGATTATGTTATATACACAGACGGAGCATATTCGTCTTCCCGCAAACAAGGTGGGAGCGCATTCGTTATTCTAAAGAATGGAGTTAAAGTAATGGAGTTTTCTAAAGGTTGGAAAGGTGGTACTAATAATACTGCCGAAATCTTAGCTATTTTAATGGCTATAAGAGCATTTAAAAAACCTGTAGAATCCATTACAATCTATTCTGATTCAGAATATTGTTTAGGTTGTATATTCAAAAATTTCAAAAGAAAGAGAAATGTACAACTTTGGCAATTATTTGATAAGGATTGGGAAACTCTTAGTAAGCTATGTCCTAATATTACTGGTGTTCATATACGTGGACACCAGAAAGATGATAAAGAACATACTTACTGGAATAACTATTGTGATAGATTAGCTGTAGAAGCAAGTCATGAGATTATTAACTAATTTATTAAATTCGTTTTATGAAGTACAAGAAAATGGTTGCACGCCTCAAAGCACGCCAAGCAGCTTGGGATCGTTTGAATAATAAGGATCAAGCAGCTTCAACAAGACCTGGTAGCGTTAAAAGAAAATGATTGTATGTTTAATTGGAGCAATTCTAGGAGTTTTGATAATTCTTGGATTGTATTATGAACCGTACGTAGATGTACTAGATGACGGAAGTATTGTATTGTGGTACAATAAAGATGATAGAGGACGACGAACATTTAAGTATTTAAAGAAGAATGAAAATTAAGTATTTTGCATTTGCAAGTATTCTTGCATTAACTAGTTGTACAGCTGTAGATTCTGGATCTGTAGGAATTAAGTTTCATAAATGGTCTAGCTCTAGTGAAAATTATGGTGGTGTAGAAGGAACATGTAGTGGATGGGTATTTTATTGGCCTTGGGCTGAATCTGTATTTACGTATCCCATTACTGTACAAAGAAAACACTATGAACCATTTACGGTAAATGCTAAAGATGCGTCCACATTTACAATGGATCCTCAAATAGCATACCACATTAATCCTGCAAAAGCTTGTGATATTTTTAGAAAGTATCGTAAGCCTATAGAGGAGTTGGAAACTGGTTATATTCGCACTTGTATATATGAAGCATATAGAACATGTGCTAATGCTTATACTTCAGATTCATTAATGTCCCATAGAGCACAATTTGAGGCCGATGTAAGACATCGTTTGGAAATCTCTATGCAAAAAGAAGGCTTTATTGTAGATGAATTTACATCAGCAATTACACCTCCGTCAGCATTAGCTGAAATGATTGATGCTAAGAATAGAGCTGTTCAAGCATCTCTTAAAGCAGAAAATGAAGTGAAAGAGGCTGAAGCAAATGCTAAAATAGCTATTGCAGAAGCTAAAGGAAAAGCTGAAGCTATGAGAATTAAAGCTGATGGTGAAGCATACTACAATCGTACTATTGCTGAATCGTTAAGTGAAAGAATTGTAGCGGAAGACTGGATTGAGAAGTGGGATGGTAAACTTCCTACTACTCTTACTGGAACTAATGGAACTAATTTAATGATTGGTGTTAAGTAATGATAGTACTAAAAATTTTTATTTTAGTAATATTTATTGCAGTTGTTTATTTAGCAGTGAAAACTTGAACTTATGAATGCTGGAATAATTCTTTGGTGGGTTTGTGTTTTTGCCTGCCTCTATTCAACATATCTATTGTTGTTTAGAACTTATTTCTTAGATCATATGGACGAGAATAACCAACCTGTATATAGGAAGTTTAAATTTCCTATTGTACTGGCAATATTTCTCGTACTAACTTCACTAGTGCCTATTCTCAACATATTTGTAGTATCCTTACATTGGGGATTTATTTATGCTGGGCATGAGCAGATAAAAGTTAATTCAGTATTATTTAAAGAATTTTAATATGGCAGAATCTCAACAAAAAGGTATTATTATTAAAGGTAATGACTTTGCGTTGAAATCGTTGGATGAAGCTAGTAGCTTGTTCGATTTGTACTTAGCAAAAGTAGTTAATAAAGGAAAGGATAATGAATCTGTAGAGTTTAAAATCTATGGATATGGTATGCCTCTTGTAAGTGCTGTTAAAGCAATTATCCAGTATAGAGTAAGTAATAAAAAATCTATCTATGCTGGCAAAGGAGATCTTTCTTTAGTTGAATATTTTAACGCTTGGGTGCGAGAGAAGAATGCGTTACTAGCTTTATTTGATTTACCACAAGAATCTTGGAATGACTTAGTTAAAGTTAAATCCGCAATTCTGACAGTAAGTTCTGAGAATCAAGCTATTAAAGACGCAGAGAAAGAAGCAGAAAAGCAAGCTCGTAAAGAAGCTCGTAAAGCTGCTAAAAAAGATAATCCTGATGTTGTACGAGATTGATGTATATTTTGAAGGTGATGGTTGGATTGGACTATATTCGTCTAAATACATAAAAACCAAAACTAAGATAAAGAATACTAAAACTCGTATAGTTAAAGGGAAAGGTTACAGATTATTTCGATTTATTAATGAGTACAACGAAAATGAAAAAATCAACAATTGAGACTCGTGTAGGTTCTTTTGTAGACTACGCAGGTAACGAACGTAAGTATGTAATTGCTGCTGTTAGTGAAGTACTTCCTATTGGTATTGAGTATAAGGTTACTAAATTAACAGCATGGGATTATTCTCCAGAAGACGTAGTTAAGAAAAGACTTAGCATTGGGTTTTCAGTATGTGCTCCTCAAGATGACTTTAATGAGGCTCTAGGTAAGGAGATTGCTATTGGTAAGGCTCTTAAAAGACCTGTGCATGTATTCTATGTTAATAATATAGGATTGATTAATACTCCAGTAGTAGAAGCAATTCTTAAGCATGAGATGGAATTCTTTGAGAAACATCCAGAAACTGTAGTTATTGGCTATAATAATGCACGAGTTAAATATGAGACAAAGTTATTGGCTAAGCTAGCTAAAGAAAAGGCTGCGGCGGAATATAAGATTGTAAAGAAACTATAAAACTTGAAAACAAAAGTTGTTATCGGAGTTTTAGTAAGCTGGTGTGTTATTGCTACTAGTTTCTATTACGTAGGACGAGCTTCTAAAAAGCCTACTGTTGTTCAAGAGGTTGTACTTGATACAATCTATAATAATATAGAAACCTTAAAACAGCAGATAGATACTATTTATAGTACAAAAACTTTAATTAAAGTAAAGTATGAAGAAAAAGCTCAAGAAATTATTAATCAATCTAGTGATTCTGATTGGTTGTATTACACCGAATTCCTACGCTCAAAGTTTTCAGGTGACTCCCTTACAATTAAAGCAAACTAATCTCATATTTAACCAATATGATTATCTTACTAAAGTAGACTCTGTTAATCAGGTTCTACTTAGTAAGAATGATTCGCTAGTAAGGCAGTATGAAGAATTAGATTCTTTACAAATATTGCGTTATAATAACTGTGAAGCTATTAATAGTAATCTCGTAAATGAGAATAGTAAGATGAAGAAAAAAGTAAAAACAGCTACTAGTGCTACTATTGGTAGTTGTATTCTTAACATTGTCTTAATTGTTCTTATATGCCTGTAAAGAAAGGATTACCAACTAATAGAACCTCTAAAATTATGTATTATAATCGCTCCTGCGCTAAATGTGAAAAGGCTCCATGTTTTCGAGGATTTGAGAATATGAAGACTGATTTTGCTATTGCAGGTTGTATTGATTATGTAGATAAAACGAGAGAATCTTAATATTTAGTTATGATTTACACAACAAGAGTTAGATTATTAGCACAAGAAGGAGACTCTTTGGGTTATACTACTTATGTTTTTGATGTGTTAGATAATAACGAAGTAACAAGACTTGGTAGCCGTTATATTATGTGTACAAAGTTTCCTAACTGGGATCACCGTGAAATGTATAATGGTGAGGAAGGTTTCCTCACTTTTAAAGAAGTTGAAGCGGGTAAAGATACTTGGTTTAATGGTAATACTTTTGTACCATATAATTATACTGGAATACATTTTATTAAATTCGTTAACAAGCAAGTAATAGATAAAAATCATGAATATAAACTATAATAATTAATATATGTCAACAGTTTTGGGAGATAAGCTGACCGCAGCTATCGAAAGTAAGAAGAGTGATGTAAACAACTTTGTATGGAAAGGCCCTAAGAAGTTTGTTAACGGTAAGAGAGTTCAAGAAGAGTTTAAACTTATAGACGCTTCTGAAGATGAGTTGAAAAGATGCTATGCACATTGTCAGTCTATGCTTAATAGCACGGATAAAGACGATCCAGGACGTTATGAATTGATTAATATCATTCGTGACCAAGAGGTTCGTTGTAATGCAGAGTTGTACATGCGTTATTTGCGTAAGCAAGGAATTATTCCACTCGATTTTCGTAAATCTCTTACTGATTACTTGAATACTGATGAGGTAAAAGAGCAGCTTCCTAGAAGTGCCTACTCTAAGGTTTCGGTCAACCATTTAATAGAGATCCCAGATGAGTATAAGAATCTAAGTATTGATATTGTACTCAGTGCCTGTCTTTCTGCTTTAGGAGTATTTAAGAGAAAGCATATTACTAATAACTTTCTTACTAAATTGGGTCTTTGGTTTACTAAAGACGAGATTAAGGATTACTTATCTAAGAAGGATGCTGATGGTAAGCCATTGGATAGACTTCAGCAAGTAATTGATAATCTTGACTTGAGACCTGATACAAAACTTCATACTGATTATAATGGCGGTTTGTCTTATTTGGAGTTTAGAGCTATGTATAATCTAAAGAATGAGCGTTATGAGAATATTAGTGAGATTGCTTTAAGTACTCTCAAGAATAAAGTATTACCTCGTTTGGAGGATGAGGCTCACAAGCAAGCAGAATTGTGGGAGCAAAAGATTAAAGAAATTAAGCAAATATGTGAGATAAAGAATATTGCGTTAGAGTAAAATGGAAGAACAGGATTTATTTCCTAAACTTACTAGAACTGAACGTCAAAAAGAATCTTTAAAATATTGGATAGCTAATAAATGTAAGGGAGCCATATTAGCTCCCACCGGAATGGGTAAAACAAGAATTGCCCTTATGGGAGCCACAGTTCTTAATAAGAAATTTCCAGGATTACGTATATTAGTTGTCGTTCCTACGGAGACTTTGCAAAAACAGTGGATAACACAGTTGGATAAACAAGGACTAGGACTTACATCTGAGGTTGTTATTATAAATACACTTATTAAGAATGAATATAATGTAGATTTACTAATATTAGATGAGGCGCATCGTTATGCTAGTGATTTAAATATCACCTTATTTAATAAAGTGAAATACAGATTTATTCTTGCTTTATCGGCAACTATGGAAAGACTTGATGGTAAACATGAATTACTATATAAGTATTGTCCTGTTGTAGATAAAATAACTAGTCTAGAAGCTATTGCTAATGGCTGGGTAGCTGAAAGTGTTGAATATAAAATAATGTTAGATGTAGATGATATAGATGTGTATAAAAATCTCTCAGCAGAGTTTAATAAACACTTCGAATTTTTCATGTATAATTTTGATGTAGCAATGGAAATGTTAGGTAAGAATGGGTATAAAGCTCGTTTAGCCTATAGAGAGCATATATGTGCTCTAAATCCAGAACTAAATAAAAAAGATGCCCTGAAGTTGATTACTTATCATGCTACTGCTTTTGCTAGAGTACTACAAGCAAGAAAGAAGTATATAAATAATCACCCTAAGAAAATCGAATTAACTCGTGAAATTATCAAGTTTCGTCCAAATGCAAAGATCATCACTTTTTCTGCTACTACTGATATTGCTGAGTCCATTGGGATTGGCTATGTATATACAGGGAAAGATTCAAAAAAGAAAGGTAGGATCACTATCGAAGAATTTACGAAAATGTCCTCTGGTGTGCTTAATACAGTTAAAAAAGCTGACGAAGGACTAGATGTTCCAGGAATTAATGTAGCAGTGATGCTAGGTTATGATTCCTCACCAACACGTTACATACAACGTAAGGGAAGAGCTATTAGAAAGGAAGGTAATAAGATTGCAGAAGTATTTACTTTTGTACTCAATAATACTGTAGAAACATCTTGGTTTGAGAAATCACACAAAGATACTACATCCATTCCTATTGATGCTGATAACCTTATGAAGGTGTTACGTGGTGAACCTTATGAAACTTATAAGAAACCAATTTCAAAATTTACATTCCGTTTCTAAAATGAAAGTAACATTTGATATTGATGATCCTAAGTTATGGGATTTGACTAAATCAGTTAATGTAAAGTTTATCATTGAAAAAGCATTTAAGGATAAGATACTGCCAGACTTAGTAGAACGGGTACAACACAGGCGTAAATGTTTAACATCTTACTTGTGTTGGCTTGGCAAATACAACTATGATACACAAATAAAAATAAGTAAATTAGTTGCATCTACTGTAGAGCCTGATAGTTTCGTTCCGCAGGATGTACAGAATCGTGATTTAATTATTGAAGCCATAGAGCACTACCGTGCATAAATAGAGATTAAGTCTAAGATAACCCTATTTCCACTATGTAGTATCTAAGCCCTCGAAAGAGGTATAAACAATTCTACAGAATATTAATACTATTTAAGTTAAATATTCTGTTTTGATTAACACGATTGATGAGGAATTGGGTATATTTACTAAATATCACCTAAATCCTAATGAACTTTTTGTCATACGAATTCTGCTTTTAGCACAAGAAGAAGATGATTCTTATTTATACCGCTACTTCGCATTGCCCGAAGATGTTCGCGGTGACTTTCGTTCTATACTAGTTACATTACAAACTAAAGGTATAATCAACAAGACTTATAAAATTCCGGCAAAAGGACAATCATTTGACCCAATCGCTGTTGAATTTAATAAAGTTTTCCTGAGAGGCTTTTGTAAAGCTTCTTTTGAGCTAGGAAAAGAATTGTTTGAGAACTATCCTATGTTTGGTAATATAAATGGAACGTGTGTGCCTCTTAGAGGTATATCACGTAAGTTTGATTCTCTAGAAGATTTTTATCGTGCTTATGGTAAAGCCATTAATTGGAATACTGAAACACATAATAAGATTATGGAGTTATTAAATTGGGCGAAAGAGAATACACAATTCATTCAATTCACGTTAGCTAGCTTTGTAGTAGATCGTCGTTGGGAAGAACTTGAAGCTCTTCGTAATGGTGATATTGCTAACATTGATTACAATGCAGTTAAAATGATATGATAGACGCAATTGACGACCTCTTTCAAGAAATTGATAGAGGTAGAGAAGGTAAGAATCAAGGTTTTTCAATGGGACTTTCAAAACTAGAAGGCTTGGTAGATGGAGTGTGTCCTAAAACATATACTCTAATCTATTCGGGTACTGGTAATGGTAAGAGTTCATTAACTTTGTTTTCTTATGTATATAGTCCGATGATAGAGCATTTTAACGATGGTAAGTTTAAAGTAACTTATTTTTCGCTCGAAATGGCGGAGAAGACTATTTGGGCAAGACTATTATGCTTGCATATATTCGATACTTATGGTATTGAATTATCTTCTAAAGAGATATTTTCTCGGAAGAAGAACTATAGACTCTGTGATGAGTATTACGACCTACTAAAAGAGAGTAAACCCTGGCTGCAACAAGCTAAGAAGATTGTGAAAATCTATGATAAAACTTGTACAGCTACTTATTTGTATAATAAGTTAGTAAATGAATTAAAAAATACTGGTAAGCTTGATATTAAGGGTAAAGGGGACGAAGCAGAAATTCTGTATGCTCCTAATGATCCAGAACTAATTCATAATGTGGTTATAGATCATATTGGTTTAGTAAAAGCATCTGCTTCACAATTAAAGAATGAAATAGATGCAGTATCAAGAGTATTAGTAATGTTGAGAAATGCTTGTGGTATTAGTCCCGTAGTGATTATGCAGACTAATAGAGATTCCGCTAATATCGAGAGAAGGAAGCAAGGTTTAAATAATCTTACATTGAACGATATAAAGGATTCTGGTAACCCAGCACAGGATTGTGAGGTAGCTATCTCAATTTTTAATCCACATAGAGAAAAGCTTGCAACATACAGTAAGTATGATATTAAAATATTGCAAGATAATTTTCGTGTAATTACAATACAAAAAGCTCGTGATGGAGCATCTAGTATTGAATTAGGGGTAAATTTCTTTGGTAAAATGGGTTATTGGCATGATATGCCTAAACCTGAGGAAGTAAATGACTGGTCACTATTTACTAGTCCAGCCTATATCATTGGAGATTCTATAGATAAAGAAGAAGAGATAAAAGAAGTAGTATTAGATAACAGCAAACAACCTTTTAAATTTGTAATGTAAATGAGCAATGTAATTTGCGTAGCTGGATTCAGTAATACTGGTAAGAGTACATCATTAAGATACTTAGATCCTGAAGAAACTTTTATTGTTAGCTGTACTAACAAACAGTTACAAATACCTGGATTTCGTAAGAAATATAAGAAGGTAACAACTAATGGAGGTAAGCTTGAAGGAAATTGGTATGTTAGTAATAATTATGAGAATATTGGTAAAATCTTGAAACTTGTATCTTCTACTAGAGAGGATATTAAAGTTATTGTTCTTGATGATATTAATTACTGTTTAAGTAATGAAATTATGGAGAATGCTCTTGTAAAAGGTTTTGAGAAGTTTACACAACAAGCTAAGAATTATTATGATCTTATGACAGGAGCTGATAAACTCCGAGATGATTTGACTGTAGTAATTATTTCTCATATTATTAATGATGGTACAGATATGGAACCTACTTACAAGCTATATTCATCTGGTAAAATGCTAGATAAAACTGTAGTATTGGATGGTTTGTTCAGTTACATAATTTACTCAGACGTAGTTAAAGATGAAAATGATGAAGTTCAGTATAGATTTAGAACTAAAACTAATGGTAATGATACATGTCGTACTGTTGCTGGATGTTTTGCTGATAAGTACATTGAACCTAACATGAAGCTCGTTATAGATACAATTAACAAATTTGAAAATGGAGAAGACTAATATGGAAGCGTGGAATTTGATGTTTGATGAGAGTGCAAATAAGTTTGTAGCAGTTAATCCTAATACTGGAGAAGTTAAAGACTTGATTCCAGCTACTGCCGCTAAACCCAAGAAGGCAAAGAAAGGTGAATCTTCTGAACCTCAACTTATACTAGCAGATAATAAGTACACGCTAAATACAGCAGCTGTTGAACTTATGGGTGTAGAACCCGAAGCTAAGCTTAATATCAAGTTTAGAAAAATTGATAAGGTTCAAACTCCTGTATTAGGAACTGATGAAGCATTTAAATGTAAGTCAGGTAATCGTCTTACTAAATCTTTTACCGTAGCTTGTAGAGGTGCTAATCATGATGCACTTGCAGCTTATGGTACTGTATTTACTTTGGAAGCTACAGAGGATGGAACATTTATTCTTAAAGGCGATAAAACTCCAGAACCTGTAGAAAGTGATGATAATCTTGTAGAAGATGTAGATCTTCCAGAAGGTTTATCTGAGAACTTGGATCAATTAAATGATGATATTCCAGAAGATGCAGAAGAGATTGATGGTGATGATTTTCAAGCCATGTTAGCAAGTTTGTAATTAAAAATTTTTGTAGTTTAATTTAAATTAGAAAGAAAATGAGTAGTTTTAATTTTGGTGGTCTTACTAATACCACAGGTGTTGCTTCTGATAAGCGTTTACGTCCTTTCTCTATTAACAAGGTTAAGTTTGTAGAGAGTAAGGTAGATGTACTTCATTCTGAAAAGAATGGTACTGATTACGACATCTTTAAAGTACGTTTTGAAGGAGAGCATGGGTATTATGAAGAGAACCTATTCCTCCCTGATGTAAAGGGTCAAGATGTTGAACGTACTCCTAATAATTGGGGTGGTGAGAATCCTTCTAATGCTGATAGAGCAATGATGTTCTTTGCACACTGCTTGGCTATTATTAATAAGGAGGGTTTTGAGAAGTTGAAGAAAGTTGTTGGTAATGCAAAGTCTTTTAAAGATGTAGCTACTATGGCACAGAAACTTCTTAATGAGAAGAAGGGTAAGGATGTATATCTAAAGCTCGTTGGTAGAGTAAAAGATGGTGTGACTTACGCCGCTCTTC